GTTCGACAGGGCGACGCGTTCCCCACCAGAGAGGTCACGCATCTTTCTCCGTGTCTAATTAATTAATATATATAGATAGGAGACAATCATGACTACTCTTTTAAATAAAGCGTCGAAGCGGCTGAAGAAGCTGGCAATCTTCACGCTCTTACGCCTCGTACGCGCCTTCGCAAGTTGGAGAGGAGCCGCTAAAGAGCTGGCTCAGTACATTGACGGGGACATGCAGACCGCTGTGAACTGTGTTCACGCGTTAAGCTTGGTAACCATCATTGTTATGGGCTGCCCTGAACCGGAGCCTTCCGATGTAGGAGGTGGTGACGATGGCGACGAGACAATTTAAGTCTGGTTTCAGTCCTGAGGACTGGGACGACTTATACGTCGAGGACGCCGGCCTCGCTGAGGTGCGGCGACATCGACAGAAGGTAGCCAAAGCAACTAAGGCTTCTGACAAGTGGTGTAACCAGCAGTGGTTACAGAACATGTTAGAGCGCAACGACGTAGTCGGTGGGGGGTATGCACCGTACATACCTGAACTGAGAAAAGCGTTAGACTTCCTCATGTCAACTCGGATGCCTGCAAAGGCTCCCGAGGATACTCCTGAAGCCAAACGGCTCTGGAAAGCTATGCGTGCGATCGTCGCTAACGGCCGTGCCGTTCAGCGTTACATGGACGAGTGGGGTGACCTGCTCGACTATGAGGTCGTCAAGGCATTGGCACCAGCAAGCCAGAAAGGGTTCTGGGGCGCACAAGGTTATAACGCTGGCGCTGCGGTCCTCGGACCGAAGCTTGACCAGTATTACGACCATGTGAACAGGGAAGAACTACCTATCTCAGAGGAGTATGAGCACGCCCATCCTGCTACGCTGGAGCTAGTACATGACTACCTCGCTGCGCGAGGTTTTCAGGCTAGCTGCATGCCTGGTAGAGACCTACTGTTAACCTACAGAGGAGCTTACAAGAGTAACGGTGGACTCACTTACTTCGGCGATCGTCGTACGCCAGGACTGGCCAAGTTCGCTATTCGCGACTCGTTCGTGAGTAGAAAGCTTGACCCCGTAGTTCTGGGCAGTAAGAACGAACGGAACAAAGTAAGGTGTGTGTTCATGTCGTCTTTTGCAGACCTGTTTAGGTACAATAGGGTGATACGTCCTGTGCACAACGCCCTAGCAGGCGCACCTTTCATCGCGTGGAGAGGGTACAAAGCGGTGGAGGCAGACGTCTTTGACTTCTGCAAACGCCGTAGAGGCCATCTTAAGGCGGTGATGATGGACGCCGAAGCTATGGATACGTGGGTGCGTAAGGCGCATACTACTACCATTAAGGAGGTTATGAGCGCAAACGGATGCACAGATGAGTGGAGCGACGAATTCGACAACATTGCTTCGCAAATGTTCGAGATTCCCATACTCACCCACTCCGGTTGGAGAACGGGTGAGCATGCTCTCTTTTCGGGGTTGCCCCCCACGAACGATTTTGAGTGCTACTTGACCATTGACGTGTCTGTAAGGTTCGTCCACGCTTTGCGATGGAAGAGCCTCAATCCTGTGTTCGGACGTGAGTACTTCTTTGTGGTACTCGGCGACGATATCATGATCTGGCTCGACACAGATATGCTTGAGGTAGTGCCCTCCGACGAAGAGCTCCGCCAGCTATCTACGCTCATCCTGAACGCAAAGGGTCTGGCAGCGAATGCGGAGAAACAGGATGTCTCTGACATCGGCTGTTTCTGCAAGCGCTACTACAACCCTAAGTGGAAGGAGTCAGCGTACCCGATAGGTATGGCTGCAAACAGCTTCGTTCATCCGAGAGACGGAAGACCGCTGGCCGAGGACGAGGAAGGAGCCGTAAGGTTCTGCCATATGTTTTCGAACATAGGGCGTTCTCATCCCCTAAGAAAGCAGGCTTTGTCTGCTTTCCTACAGCGTTATCCGTTCTTGAGGGAGTACATTCCCAAGCTTACAACTGCCGACTTTACCGATTACTATCGGAGAGAAGGTAGCACCTCGTGGGAGTTTCTGCTTACTGGAGAGCGGTTATCTCCAACCGACGAGGTAGTGTTGGAAGTTAAGGAATTCATCGCTAAGGCTTGTCCAGCCGAAGCGACTGTCAAGGAAGACGAGACAGTCTAACGGCCAGCTAAGTCGACTTTCCCGGCGCTAGGCGCCAAACAGGGGGTGGG